GTATTGTAGTTCTCTATATTTTGAAACTAGATAGAAACCAATAGTCTGTAAATCATATTTCTTTTTAAGATACTTTAACATAACACTAGTAAGGTCTTTGTTGTCACCCCAATAACTACCAGCCTGTACATATCTGTTATTAAGTTTTACATAAATCTCACCACAACCTTTGTGATTCATTGAATTAGAAGCACCGTCTGTTAAGGTAACAAGTGATAATTTCTGTACAGCATAATCTTTTTTAAATTTAGCAATTATAGTATCTAAAGCAATCAACGACTCATTAAGTGGTGTTGAAGATAGATAGTAGTCACCTGAAATACTAGGTACTGATTGATCTTCAGCCATTGGATCCATTCTACTAAATCTTCTATAACCATAATAGTCACCAAAGTACATTGCAGCCCTATGTAATATAGAAGCACTTCTCATGTAATCAACTTTTGATTGTTTATGTGAAAACACTTGAACAAGTTTAGTTGTAGCGTCTGGCAATAAACTTTTACCTGACACTTTAAAACCAGATTGTGCATATTGGTCTTTTTCATCTCTATGGTTATTCATAAACGCATAAACTGAAAAAGGTATATTAATTTTTTTACAGAATAAAGTTAAGTTTAATAATTGTTCTACGGTAGGTAGAATATGTTTTTGCATTGAACCAGACCAATCAAGTAGTAGAATCATACCATGATTTTTTTGATTAGGTATAGTTGTTATCTTTTTAAATATATCTTCAGCAAATTTATAACTATGTAATTTTAGAGGGTCAATAATACCTGTTTTATCCTGTGAAGCACGAGCATATAACTTGGCATTTTTTTTCATCTCAAATTCTTTAACAAGATAATTTACAACATTAGACGACTCTTTCATAAATTTTAAAGTTCTATTTTTTGCCTTATTGATTTGTTGTTTTGAATATTCATCATCATGTCGTGCCTTGTCATATATCATAATATCTCTTATAAACTTTTTATAAGGAATAATTAAATTTTTAAGATTGACTTTTGGTAATTCGCAATAGTCACGTTGTCTAGCTTCTGTATCAGTAATACCTTTCACAGCAGAATCCATATCATCATTAGTTAATGATCTCAATTCAGTAGCATTACCTTCGCCGCCTGCACCGTTAGCACCTATTTTACTAGATTGTTTTTTAGAGTCATTATTGTCATCTTCTTTAGAATCTTCTTCCTCAGATTTTTTTTCTAACCATTCGTTTAACTTATCATCTGTACTTTTACTAGATGAATCTTCACTATCTAATTCTGACTCATCAACTTTAGTACCCTTAGGATCTTCTTTATAAACTTTTTGTAATTCTTTTTTATTCTTTAACTCATCTTTACAATACCCTAGTATTTCTTCAGCAAGTTTTAATACGTCATCAAAACTTTTACACTTGTCAACAGCGTTAACTAGGATTTTTTCTTTAGAAGTAAATTTGAAATCTAATCTTTTTGAAGACTTATAGTATAGGTTGATCTTATCAATAAGAGCATAATCATTTTGTAAACTCTTACCTTTTGTTTTAAAGAAATCATCTTTAAACATCTTATCAAAACCTTTTAGGTAGTCATCTGTTAAACCAGGATATTTCTTTTGAATTAACTTGTCAATTCTAGCGTCTTCAATAACATTTACAAATGACTTAAATTCTTTAGTCCTTTTTGCCATCTCTTTCCATGAATCTCCAGGAGTATGTAGAGCATGCGATACCTCATGGCCAACTAACATATCATAAACATGTTTAGATTTGTGTTCTTCTTTAAATATTGGGATTGTTAATACTCTGTTTACTACGTCAAATGAAGCAGTTTGTACAGCGTTTTCTTGTACTTCGATATTCTCAGTAGCAAGTAATTTTGCAAGTTGAGATTTATTCATAGTGTTTTTATTCATAATATACACTTATGCTACACTATTATGGTATATTAAACAAGCACTAAATGGTACGTCAAATATAGGTTATTTAAACTGCGTCAGGTTGCGCTATGAGAACAAAACAAGAACAAGTCGGTATTTACTTAATTCCAATGAATATTGGTTCGTATTTTCTACCTGCAACATCTGGCCTTGCGAATCGCCCTATGTAGTTTTGACTTTGTTTCTTTTCTGTTTCTGTGCCTTCTAGTGTAGATTGTACCTTAGTACCTTGTTGAGTTGATAGAGATAACCACCATATCTGTATATCTTTAAATCCTGCTTCAACCATACAATCGTAGGTATCTTCTTCAAAGGTCTTATATGATTTTACATTTGCAACATTAAAGCCTGCATATTTACCAGGTTTCAATCCCTTGTAGGCGTTCTTAATAGTCTGTAATAAAAAACCATTACGCCACTCATCTTGTACTTTAAACTTATTATATGATTGTTCTGGTTCATCACCATATTGTTCGTGTCCTAAATAAGGCGGACTTGTAAATACAAAATCTAAACTATTATCTTCGGGTATGTAAGTTTCTGAACCTTGTCTTAATAGTATGTATGACTTATGGTCATGCCCATATTCATCTCTAATCTTTTCTAAACCTGCATATGTAGGAACACATGGGTCTGTGCCTATGTAATTAACCCCAGCTGCAATTGCACCCATTAAACGACCACCATAACCCATACTTGGATCCCACACGGTACCTGCTTCTGTACCTTCTAGTGGTGAATCTTTATCTACAAATATATCATATAGAGTTGCAGCTGCTGTAGGTCTAAAGTTAGATACCATCTGTGAGCCAGAGTATCTTCTTAACATAGCTCTCATATCTGATTGTGTAATTTTATGTGCCTCTCTTTTAGTAAAGAAAGTTCCTGTTAATATCTTATTGATACCTTTTTCTAAATGTGTTTCATCTTCCCATATCTCCATAGGTGTTTTCATAGAACCACATTTAATTGACCATGCGTGGTGCATATAAGACCATGCAAGTGATAAACCATGTGTTGATTGTCCTATAATTTTATGTTGTCTATCTAATAATGTATCTCTATTAAAAGAAGTTAGTTTTGCAAATTCATCATTACGCCATTTTCTATCTTCTGGATAGTATGGGAAACCTTTATTGTCTTTCCAATCTCTAACTACTTCTATTGCGTTTGTCATTTTCTTCTTTCAACTTTATCTCGTATATTGTAATAATATTACTTAATCTTTGAGCAGGCCAGTTTACTGATAACATCTCATCTCTTAATTCTTTTAAATCTTTAAGTATTTCTTCTATCATTTTCTCATTACAAATACCTTGCCAGGTAAAGTTCCTCTTGCCCAACTTGTTTCACCTACTAGTTTCATTCCTGTCTGCTCATAAAATTTACATGCTTTAGTGTTGTCTGATCTTACTGATAAGAATATATCTCTAGGACACCAATCAAAAAAATTATGTAATATTACTTTTGCATTACCACTACCTGGTTCTGCATTTGCGATTTGATGTAATACGGTATCGCCTTTTTTCACTTGAACATCACCAATAGTTTGTTTTCTTTTAGCATGATGAAAGGTAATTAATATACCTTCTTCTAATATAATCTGTTCTTTTGCAATCATGCGCCTCATGTAATCAGTTCTTACATGGGGAAACCATTTTTTATGTTTATAGAATATACTTTTTATTTGTTCAAAATCTTCTTCTTTTGCTAGTAACATTTTTTTCACCTACACTATAACCTATTATAAACGATATTATCATAATTGTCAATATCGCAAGCATATGCCATACTAAAAAACTCATTGATTCAATAAATCCTTGATTTTAGGGTTATTATAACAATCAACCACTAAGTGTAATCTGTCAAAATCTGCTTTGTTGTGTACTGCGTGAGGTTTTGAAACATCTGTATAGTAGTATTTTCCTGTTTCTAAATTAAAATGATGTTGTTCTTTTCCTTCCCACAAATAGAAGTGAACATTTAAACTAGTCTTTAAAGGAATATGTATTCTAACTAAGTTACCATTTTTAATTTCTTTATCAACTTTATCTGTATGTTTTTTTATTGTAGTACCAGCTTTTAATCTCATAACCCTAACTCTTTCAAATTCAGCAGGTATATGTGATAATATTTCTTTAATAGGTAATAGATCAGCTTCTTCGTATAATCTAGTCCATCTTAAAGGTTCTACTTTTACATTACTCTTTAGGACACCTGGTTTTAAAATATTACCTATATCGTCACTATATCCTCTAATTGATATAGCATCCCAATTGCCCTTTGCATTGTATTTTGTTTTTACAGGTGAGTATTCAATGTCATTTAAAAACGCTATACATTTTCTTAAACTCTGTCTGTATTGTGGTAAATCTAATTCTTTTAGGATTGCCATCTTTCTTGCGCCTTCTTTATTTGTTTATCTCGTTTCTTTAAAGACATATCTAGTTTTAACTTGCTGACATGCTCTGTAAATACTATGCCTTGCATATGATCAAATTCATGTTGAAAACATCTTGCCACAATACCTGTCATATGTTCTTCTTTTTTTTCTAAGTTTTCATCTAGGTACTCAACCGATATATCTTGTGGTCTTTCTATATCTAAAAACAAGAAAGGAAAAGTTAAACAACCTTCTTTGTATCTTATTAAATCTTTAGTGACGTTTGTAATTTTAGGATTAATACAAACCCACTTCTTACCTTTTTCTATATTTAGGTGATCACCCATTACAAACATTCTATAAGGTTTACCTACTTGATTAGCAGACAACCCTATGCCACCATATTGTTTCATGGTCTCAAACATATTATCTACAAATTTTTTAAGTTCAATCTTTTCTTCTTCTTTAAATCTTTCAATATCAAATTCTGCTATTGATGATAATACTCTTTCATCATTAGGTGGTAATAGTTTATATATCATTATGCTAACCTCGTAAAGTTTTTATATTTCTCAAATTTTATTATATTAGTAAACTTATCAAATAGTATATCGCCCTTATGGGATATAATAAATGTATTTTCACTTGTCAATGATTTTAATATTTTAAAGAAGTCTTCGGTGCCTGATCCATCTAAACTACTATCAAATATTTCATCAAGTATTAGTAAGTTTGTATTCGTACTATTTTTCATTTTAGCAATTGTTCGCCATGTAAATAATAATGCAAGGTCTATTCTTAATTTTTCACCTTCACTAAAACTATTGTAAACAAACGTATCTCTAAATCTACTCTTTATTGTTTCATTAAATTCCTCATCTAAATGAAAGTTAACAAAGAAGTCCATAGATTGTAAATATTTATTAATTAGATTATTCATTATAGGTAGGTACTTCTTAATTATCTTTGCCTTAACACCTGTATCATTTAATATCTCTCTAGCAATATCAATGTATTTTTTTTCATCTACTACTTTTTCTTTATCAACATTAATTGTTTTAAGCTCTTCTTTTATTTGATCTAACTCATAAGCAACTTTATCTGTATTTTCTTTGTCTGATTGTAATTTAGTAATCTCACTATCTAGCCTATTTGAGTGTCTATTAATTTCTGAAATAGATGTATGTACTTTTGCAACAGATATATTTAAATCATTTAACCTATCTGCTATCTTATTATATTCGGTTATCTTATCCTGTGTTTTAATTATTTCTGTTGATAAATTTGTTAGGCCTGCTTCTAGCTCTGATATTTTACTTTCTTCGCTTGATATTTTACTTTGTTTAAATACTTTATCTATTGGTTGTGTACATGTATTGCAGGTATCATTGTTCTTAAAAAATTGTAAAGTTTTTTTGTGATTAGATAAATTAGTTTCTATCTTTGCCTCTAGTTTAGAAAGTTCAGCAGACTTTCTTGTAAACTTATCGCCACCCCATATCTCTGCTTTTGTAGATATAATCTTCTCATTTAGTAATTGTAATTTTTGATTATATTCATAATTACTTTTTTCATTTTCTTTTAGTTGTGCTCTTCGATCTTCTATGTCCGTGTTATCTCTATTTTGTATTTGTTCAAAATGGTCTTTTTGTAATTGATATTTCTCTGACATTAAATCATATCTATGCCTTACATCTACAATATTCTTAGATAGTTCAGCTTGTTTATGCCTTAACAATAAGTCCATATGACTAAAAACTCTTATATCTAATATTTCTTCTACAACTTCTCGTCTATATCTAGCACGTAGGTGCATAAAAGGTTCGTATGATGATGAACCAAGGATGACCACCTGGCAGAAAGCACGATAGTTGCATTTTAAAATATTTTGTTCTAGTGTATTTTGATAATCTACATTAGAGGCATCCTGATTTACCAATACATCATTACAATATATCTCAAATATATTAGGTTTAATACCTCTTATAACTTTATATTGTTTGCCATTTGTTTCAAATTCTACTTGTATTTCACAATCAGCATTATTAATAGTATTTACAAGTTGTTCTTTTTTAATTGTTCTAAATGGTCTATTAAATAAAGAAAAACATAATGCGTCAAGTAAAGTAGATTTACCTGATCCGTTAGAACCTATGATTAGTGTTGATGGCGACTTTGCTAAATCAACTTCTATAAACTGATTACCAGTAGATAAGAAATTCTTCCATCTTAATTTTTTAAAGTATATCATCTTGCTACTATATCAAAACTAATTGATATTCTCTCCTCATCTGAATTACTTGGTTCTACAAAATGATCTAAGTACGCAGGCCATATTGCAAGTAGACCTTCCATTAAATTTACATTTTTTAATTCACCATTATCAAATCTATTGACCATAAATTTATTACCTATTGCACCTGGTCTTGGGTCTCTAAAAGTTAGACGCCCACAATCCTTTGGCACTTTTACATAGTACGTTCCTGATAAATGATATTCACCATGTTGATGTATCGTGTTCCAATCACCTTTTTTATTTACGTTTACCCATAATTGTGGTATTGTAATTTCTTTAATATTTAAAGGAATATGTTTACAAAATTCTGTTATTTCTTTTACTAGAGGTTCAAACTCACCCTCTGGTTTATATAAATCACTTTGCCAACCACCTCTATTTGATTTTCTAACTGACTTATTTTTTTCTATTTCACCTTGTACCCAACCAGTAAAGTCTTCATTAAAGGTCACTTTGGTTTCACTTCTCATAAACTCCCATATCATTGTATGCCAATATGGTGTAGGCCATAACATTTCTTGTTTTATTATTTTTCTACTTGGTTTAGGTTTAGGCATTATCGTTTGCTTCTATATAAAATGATTTTAAATACTCTTTTAATTTTGTTTTGTTCACATCTGTTTCAAGTTGATCTACATAATTGTTTAGAAAGGTAACCGTATCTTCACCCATTTCAACTATATCATCTCTAACACTTGCCTTAATATCAGAATAGTCCTCTATAATATTAAGATCATGTACCGTTATTTCATTATATAATCTTTCAACAAATTTGTCAAATTTATCATCATCTGTCTTATTTAATACGATTAGTTTTATAAAATGATTATGATAAGGTTGTATATCAAGCGAATCATAGTTTTTCTTTTTATCATCATATATTATCTTTTTATGAATTGTTAGAGGATTCCATATTCTCTCCATCTCTCTAGTTTCTGTATCAAAGATATGAAAACCTTTTGGGTCTTTGTAATCTGACCATGTCATTTCATACTGAGCACCACAATAAAATATATGACCATCATCCGTATGTTTATGAAAGTGACCTGATACAACTTTTTCAAATCTATTAAAATCTGTTTTATCATTACCATATTCATTAATTACACCATTTTGCATTTCTATACCTTTGATTTCTAAATGACCAAAACATAAATCTGCCTTTGCTGTGTTCAACATTTGTATTGATTCTTCTTTAGTATCATCACAAATCCAAGGCATGAATAATATAGGCACACTATCAAACTCTACAACTTTAGGTCTGGTGTATATAAATGGTTCATTAAGACCATCAAAACTTGTATATAGATTGTCAATAGCATTTACTTCGTTTGTATTTTTAAAATAAGTATCGTGGTTACCTATTATAATGTGTGTATCTATTTTTTGTTTCCATAGTCTGTCAAAAAATTCTTTTCTAAAAATAGAAGCTGTTTGATGATTTATAAATTTTCTTCTATCTACAACATCACCTAAATGTATTAGTGTTTTTATATTATGCTTTTCTATGTAAGGAAAAAATATCTCATTATAAAATCTTAATTGATATTTTCTAAATGCGTCACTATCATTTCTTACACCAAAGTGTGTGTCGTTTAATATTGCTATTTTCATAATGAATTATAATAATCATTTGTTTTTACAAATGAAGGTAATACTTTATTTAGATTATCAGTTATACGTTTATATAGTTTATTATTCTGATCATATAAATTATAACTTTTTATTTCTTGTTTTGCTAATTTAGGATCAAGTAATTTCATACCAATTGCAATCTGATACCATAAGGTATTGCCTATGCTGTAAAAATTATTACCTATATCATTTATATAATCATTTTCTCTAGGCATTTTATATTTCCACATGGTCATTAGTTTAGTTAATCTAGGCGACCATCTTTGTGTGCTACTTGATTCTTTCCAAAACTTTGTATCTTTTCTAGGAGTTATATAATGATATGTAATAAAATCTCTTATGTTATCCCACATTTGTGTCATCTCTGAATTATATTGTTCCTGAAATAAATTACATTTAAGTTCTAGGTCCCTTTTATAATAGTATTCTATAAAATGAGTTATCTGCATAATAGTAGCATGAATAGAAGTTGCTTCTAGTGGCTCTATAAATGCACTTGATAAACCAGTAGATAAAACATTTTTAACCCAAAACTTTTCTAATCTACCTGTCTTAAATTTTATTTCTCTTTGTACTTTTATTTTTCTATGTTTTAGTTTTTTAGAAATTTCATCATATGCTTTATCAAAGTCTGTATGTTGACTACTAAAGACATAACCACAACCCATTCTTTTTTGTGTGGGTATCTCCCAACACCAACCATGTTTTTGAGCCCATGCGTGTGTGTAGTTTCTTATTTCTTCATCTTCTTCTATATCATAGTTAAAGTTTAAAGCACTATCTACTAATAGATTATCTCTGTATGATACCCATTTATTTTCTTCTATTTTATCAATTAAAACTCTAGCAAATCCTGTACAATCAATAAACAAATCACCTTTTATATTCTTACCTGATTTTGTTTTTAAATATTTTACAAAACCATTTTCGTCTTGTTTAAAACCTGTAACCTGATCATCAATATATTTACATTTAGGTGTTGCGATTGCTTTTCTTTTTAGATATTGTCCTACCTTGTAAGTATCTAAATGATATGCAACAAGTATGGGTTGTCTTTCATCATAAGCATTTTGATTATTTTTAGTATAGTGTAATTTATTTTGTGCCATTAATTGTGATTGAAAGGTTTTATCGTAGTCTAGTTTTTCTGCAATATGATAAATTCTATAATCATCATAACTAATATGAGGAAAATGTGTGTTGTTGTGATAGTTGTCTCCAATAGGAGAATAAAACGACTTACCTTTTGTATGCCAATCTGTATGTTTAATACCTAATTTAAAGGTTGACTCAGTTTCTTTTAAAAATTCTTTTTCATTTACACCTGTTAAATTAGGTTTTAAATTTATCAGATCATTAAAACGACCAGTTGTGCTTTCACCAACACCTATAATTGGTATCTCTGGTGTTGCAACCACAGTTATTTTTGTATCAGGACTTGCTTTGTTTATAAAGTGATGTGCCGTGGACCAACCTGCGGTACCACCACCCACTATAACTATGTTCTTAATCATTATGTATCTAAAACGCTTGTATAATTTCTTCTTTTTCTTTTCTTAACTTTTATCTCATTTGATTTAGGCTCAGGATCTGCAGGCCTATTCTTTCTTAAAAATTCTAAAAATTGATTCTTATATTCACTATTATTATCTCCAGGTAAGGTATCAAACTCGTCTATACCTGCTTGTTCGATCATCTTATACTTTATGTTTGATTGTTTCTTTTCTTTTTGTATTCTTCTTATAAAAGCATAATAGATTATTTGTGTAAAATAAGCAAAGGGGTTGTTAGATTTTTTAGGATTAAAGTTGTTTAAATACTGTAAGCAGTTTTCTATACCATCACTAATCATATCATCTCTAAATGTGTAATTTATGAAATTAGGTCTGTATGATAAATGGTTTGCAATTTTTAAAAAACATTCACCAATATAGTTTGTCACAGGAGGCTTTTTTCTTTTTCTTTTATCTGCCTTATCACAACGATCCTTATATTCAATCATCGCCTGCAAAAACTCTTTATTGTTTACATAATGTTCGGATTTTTTCTTTGTTCTAGTCATAATATTATAATACTATATTTTGTGTTATTAGTCAAGCTTTTTACTAATTCATGGACACTTGACAGATTAGGATTTTCTGATATAATACCCTATGTGGGTTGTTCACCAGGGACCTTAGCTAGTGTATCTTTTTGCTAGGCATATCAAAGTAATCTTTTAATTCATCGAGGTTCTCTTTTTCAGTCATCTTATCATATTTGTCATAGTCTTCATCTGTCATATCTCTTTCTACAAAGGCAGGAAGTTTTTGATCCTGTTTGTTTATTGTATTTACTAAATGATGGTATCTTCTAGTAAACGGCTAAGTTGCGTTTGCTATAGTCATAATTTTATCTTTTGGTATGGTAATAATCTTATCGTTAGTAAAGCCTATCCATTTAACCAATGCGATATAATCTGATATCCCCATCTCGGTTATTCTAGGTACGTATTTGATTAACATTGGCTCTGATAACCTTATAAGTGTTTTATTATCTTTGATTTGTTCTTTTGGAATTACACAACAGATTTCTTCGCCAGATACTAGTCGAATTATTTTTACCATATTACTTTAATTCCACACTATGAATTTCATATGTGAAACCCTCCTCGTTGTAAATATTTATTCTTTCCTGAAAGTGTGTTAGTGTAAAGTTTTTCCTTTCTTTATATGTTAGGTCGTCTGATATGTCGTATAATGTCGCTGTATCTTTACTATCACCTATTCTTAGACCCCTACCTATTGATTGTAGGTTTCTTATCCTAGACTTAGAAGGACTAGCAAAAATAATGTTATGCAAGTTCCGTATGTTAATCCCCGTAGAGAAAGTCCCATAGGAAGCCACAATGATGGCGTTATCGCTTTTTTCTGTGATTGCTCTAACTTGTTCTCTTTGTTGGGTGTCAACTCCTCCATAGACAAAGAAGACTTCTCGGTCTCCTGCTTTGTTTCGTATAAGTTCATATAACTCCTTACCATGTTTTTCTACAAGTTGAAATAGTATCAAAGTGTTGCCATTCAAGGCTGTTGCTAAGTTTCTTATATACTTATTTCTTTTTTCACTTTGAGCCAGATATTCTAATTCCTTATGATACTTTTCTTTATAGATTGCTTTTGCTTCTGCTTCTGTATGTTTTAAAACCAAGCATACTATTTTTAAATCTGCAAGTTGTTTTTTTTCTATCAGTTCTCTAGTAGATACAACCTTGTTTACTCTACCAAATAAACCTTCTAATACTAATTTATGGGTCTTAGTACCATCTAAGGTACCAGTCATACCGATACGATATTTACAATCGGTCAGTTTCGTCATTATCTTCGTCAGAGATACAGCTTTAAATAAATGGGCTTCATCACCTATAACAGCACCGAAGTCAGCGAAAAAAGTTTTTGGGAGTTTATATAAAGATTGCCAGGTAGAGATTACTATTCTTTTACCTTCTTCTATTTCGTAACCGTGGTAGTTTCTACTTACATTATTCTCTACGTCAAATCCGTAGTCTTTAAAATCTTTGTATAATTGCTCTACTAATGATGTTGTTGGTACTATTATGAGTATATTGTTATCTATCACATTAAGATAATGTCTAACCAGTAGATATGATATAAGAGATTTTCCTGACGCAGTAGGTGATAATATTAATCCTCTTTCGTAATCTAAGGCATATTTGAAAGCGTCAATTTGATAGTCCCTCGGCGTGATAGATATATCATAAGACTTAACTAATTCGTCTATATCGGCGGCTGTGTGCGTTTTAATTGTATGAATTTCGTTGATTTCTTCTATTTGTACATTTTTCTTGCTACACCAGTCTTTTAGATAAGGATATAATCCAACGTACAACTGACCTGTGGCATACGAATATAATCGTATCTTTCCATCCCAAACTCTATTTCTAAATTGTGGGGTAAACTTATAACCAGGCACCTCAAAAGAGAAGTAATCTGTCAACTCACGCCTGACATCTGCTTCTGCTTCTATTTTAAGATATACTGAATTAGCCTTTGCGACCTTTAACACGTTGCTCATGTAGTTTTTTATCTGCCTCTGCCATTGCTTGCATTTTATCTGGCGACTTGAAAGCAGGTGGTAAACCTAGATGAGGTCTGCCATCATATACGCAGTTTTCACCGTAAGGACCATCTACATTATTATAGTGTAAAAATACTTGAGCGTGATTTGCCCCTAAAAATGGTTCACGCCAATGTTCTATTTCGCAACCTCTATAAACTATCATATCACCAGGTTTCATATGAACAGGAATGCCTCTATTAGCAAAGCCTCCTGTTTTATCTACCCACATAGGCCAATCATAATTTTCCCAATTATTTTTTCGACCTTTTAAATTAGTATTGTTATATCCTAAACATAATGTAGTTGACACCTCACAACTTGGTCTGTCTTTGTGTCGTTTTAATTCATCACCTGTCTTATATAGTCGCCAGTATGAGTAAGTAGGTTTAAGATTTAAACCTGTAATTTCTCTCATGCCATTTAGACCATATTGTAGTAGTGTCTCCATTGCAGGATCACCATAACATGAATATGTATTAGGTACCTGTTGATCCTGATATGTGCCATCTGTATCTTTGTTGTAACCAGGCCACTTAGCATTAACCATAGTCTTTGCTCTGTTTGCTCTCATAATTGCATAACCGTATAAGTAGTCTGCAAGTATTGGTGGTATAAATTCCTTTATAACACAATATCTATTATCTTCATAAAATTTTGCTGTATCTTTTATTGCCATGGTTTTCCTAAACTCCATAATACTAATGAGTATCTAATTCCTCTTGTACAAGGTGTGACACAATGATATGTAAAACTAGGAAATATAATAACTGATCCTTGAGGTCTTATTTCTTCACATACCTTAAATCTTTTTGCACCTGCGTGAGCGCCTAAATCAAACTTTAGATTACCGCCTGCATAGTTTTTAGGGTCTGTAAGATTAACCGTCATACTTAATTTTCTTACTTTATCCCACATATTTACATTATCAGTAAATCCTGGTGCTAAACTTTTCTTATCTCTTTTTAGAGGTATATCAGCTGCTCTCATATCAGGTTCTGGTTTACCATCAGGTCTCATAATTACAAAACCTTTGTCATCTCTTTTAGGTGGTTTAAATTGCACAGGATTATCTTTTACTTTTATAGCTGCTTTGTACATACTTTTAAAATCAGATGAACCATCAGCATGCCAACCATAAAACTGACCTTGTTTAGGATGACCTTTATAAACAGTAAACTGAAAAGACTCTGAAAAGTCCCACTTCCAGTTCCAACCTGCTTGTGCATTTGCGTGATGTATATAAGGATGAAATATATCATATAACCATTTATCATTTAACCATGAAACATCACTATCTCTTACATAAAGATTTTCTTTGTCTATACCTTTTTTTGCAAGTGTTTCTCTAGTTGCACCACGAGTAGGTGTATCTATTACCTTATTACCTTTCATATCTACACCACCTTTTTCCTTACCATCAAATGTAGAGGCACTTTTAGATATACCTTTACTTTCATCTATAACCATTTTTGATAGACCATGTGCAATAATTTTTTTACACATATCTGGCTTAATGGCACTTTTGTAAAACATGTATGAATTTTTTAATTGCATTAAATAACTCCTGAAGTAAACTTTTTCCAATCTATAGCGTTTTTAATAGTAAATGTTCTATTAGATATAATCTTTAAAGTCTTCTCTAAATAATCTACTGTTGTTTCTATATATGTTACCTTTTGCTCTAGTTTATTTACATCACTATCCGACTTGATGTACTTGTCAACATCTTGTCTTAATACTTTTAGATTGAAGGGTTTTGTTTGATATACACTAGGATCTGCTTTACCTGTGTAGTATTCCCATTTCTCTCTTACGATCCTTGCTAAATCTTGTTCAGCGACCTTTAAAAGATTTTTATATTTTGTATGATACTTTGAATATTTGTTGTGTAATTGTGGCGTCTTTAAAGATTCTAAATCAAGTTCTACGTCATTAATCTTCAAGTCTTTATCTGCCATTGTTTGTATTTCGTCTAACGTCATTATCTATTCACCTTTTATATTTATGGATATTTTATCCTATGGATATTATATCACAACTACTTAAAAAATCAAGCTTTATGATGTAGTTTCAATCGTTCTGCCACCTGACACAGCTGCAAATTCGTATATTTTATATGCAAAGGTCACATTAGCAGTTAGATATTGTATATCAGTTTCTTGTTGATTGTAGTCTAAACCAGATAATGATATAGGATATATATCTCTAAATCTAACCTCTAAAGCTGCATTGTTCTTACTTGATAATACAAATAGGGTTGCGTCTGAATATAGACCGCCATCATCTTGTACTGCCTTACTTATTTTACCTAGTTCTTTGTTAAGACCTACACTCTTTGTTGTAGGAAATCTGTCACTTCCTGCGTTTTGTAGATTTCTAAATTGTTCAGTATCTTTAGGAAAACCTAAACCTGTTAACCAACCATGTATCTCTCTGTAATTTTCTAAATTTTCATCTACTAAAAATTGTATATTAAGATTATCGTAGTCTAATTTATCACCTGGTATAGGTATATCTTTAAGTGGTGTTGGTTGACTCGCATTACCTAATGATATACCAGGTATGTTTGCAGCCGTACAGAAAAATTCTACTTTAGGAAGTTTGATTACGCCAAACCTAAACTTTGTAGGTTCTGCATAGTCAAATTTTGTTGGTTGTCTATCTAATGATTTTGTAGTAGTCATACTACTATTTATCTGTTTGTTTATCTACTTCTTCCCACTCTTTTTCAGTCGCTTCTTGTATCAACTTTTGATCTGATTCAGATACTTTATCCTCTGCCTTAAAATTATCTATTCTGTCCATAAACCTATCCCATATATCAGTAGATGGTTTAGAACAAGATATTAAAAAAAATGTTAAGATTATTAGTAGATATTTCATACTTTTATTTATGCTAAAAAAAAGGGGGCCGAAGCCCCCTCTTTAGTAATTTGTTTACACAAACTATTACATGATGTTCGCAACTTGTACTCGTCTGTAATATCTGTTAGAAGATAATGCAGTTAAGCCATCAGCTGTGATTGAACCAGTACCAGTCACATCGCTACCAGCAAATGGGTT